GGTGTCACTCCTAGAGCTGCATTTAGATATGCAAGTCCTTGTGCTGGATGTCCTGTGTACTGTCCGTATTTCTGAGCAGCTGCATCCATGACTGCCTGTTGTAGTGCTTGTTGCATTGCACCTTGTTGTGTTAGATTCTGTGTAACTTGTTGTCCCATTCCAAATCCAAGATTGGATATGTCTGCTAATTGACCTGCAGCTCCTTGTCTAACACCTGCACCTGCTAAATCTGTTTGTTGGTTAGCTAGTTGTGCTTGTAATTGTGCTTGTTGATTGGCTAATTGTCCTTGCATGCCAGTTTGTTGATTTGCTAACTGAGCTTGTAGGTTAGTCCCTATATCAAATTGACCTGCTTGTTGATTGGCAATTTGGGCATTGTAATCATTTATTATGTCTTGCATCGCAGCTTGTTGAGCCTGTCCATAATTCGCTTGTCTCAATCCAGCTGCTTGTTGACCCATCATTTCTGCAACACCTCTTCCGATTTCACTCGTTGCTATACCATGTCTTGAACCACCGAATGAACGAGCAGCTTGTGCTTGTGCGCCTAACTGGTCAAGTCCTATGTTCGCACCTCTTAATATATCTGCCTGTTGAGCATCAATAACATTAGTAGTATAAGGATTCATGTAAGGAGTCAACGAGGTGTTTGAAAGTTGACCTGCTGTTACAGTTGGACTCAATCCTGATACACCTACATTAGTTGGTGCTACATTGGTTGCACTAACAGACAAAGGCGCATAACCCATTCCTTGTGCAGTACCCATCCCTGCACCCTGTATTCCTTGTGCGGCTAAACTGTTGATATTAGGTGGTGTTGTTTGACCGCCTGGTGCTGCTTGTCCTGCCATTTCTATCTCCTATTTATAGGGTTTGTTTAATCTATTTGCCCAAGGAAGATTATACATTTCCATGTTCTCATTTTTTAAAGGTGTGAAGTGTTCTTCTGGATAATTAGAATTTCTTGTCTTGTTCTCGTTCATAATTTTGTTAGCATCGTTAACCAAGAACTGTGCCATTTTAGGACTAAACCCTCTTGTTTTCTGTACTGTGTCATCTACTATCATCTTATCTACTTTTTTTTTTGGTAACTATACGGCCCCCAAGAATCAATCACAGGTTTAACTGGTGGTTTAGTTGGCCACTCCATTATTGTGCCTTGAGTGTCATTAATAGCATCCTTTTTCGCCATTTCTTCATATAACTTTGCTTCAGCAGGTGTGTACCCTCTAGGTTTATCCCAGTTAGTGCCTGCTAGTACAGCAGCGTTATAATAATCTTGTGCTTCTTTCTCACCTGCATATCTTTCGTAGTCTATTGTATCCATGATGTGAGATGCCTTATCTTTCCAACGATTCTCATGATGAGGAGGATTACCACCTGCACTACCTCTAAAACGTGGGTTATTACCCCATGTTGTAGGAACATTGCTACCATAGAGTGCATCGTATTGTGCAACTGCATCAGGTTGTTTCGCCTTGAGTTCAGCCAGAGCCGATTCATACATCGGTTGAGAACTGTATCCTGTGAAACCATCGAAATCTGTTGGAGTTGGCATACCGCTTGTTGCAGTCAATGTGTCTGGTGCTAAGAGTCCAAAGGCTTCAGCTGCTCCTATATTCTGGTCGAAAGCTGCGTTCTGAGTTGGTGTGAAAGCAGCCACATCAGGCCCATAGTAGGGCATGTATGGTATTCGTTGTACTGCTTCTGCTCTCGCTAGGTTTCTTATTGCTGGGTCACGAATCCAAGCTGGTATCTCCGTTTTTGTAGTTTCACTTCCTCCCTTACCACCACTCATGTCAAAACTCCTTTTTCAATGTTACGAACTGTTGCTTCCAACCTCTTGATGCTAGAATCTTCTTCCAACCTGCTCTGCCACTTACAGTCATCCCCTGACAATTGTTACGTTTGGCAAATTCAACAGCATCATCATGCATGTCCGTTATTTGTTCAATTCCATGTCCTTTTTCTCCACCTGCAAGAAAGACATGCAGAATTTTCTTATTAGGATACACTAAAATCTCCGTTACTGCACATCCGTTTGCACCACTCCAGAGTTGCATGTGACCACTCATAACACCATCTACAATGTCAACAAAGTCGTGAGTATCACCACCTTTATCGAGTGCTAACTGTATCCATTTCCTACATTTTAATAATTCATCTTGTATATTCATGGGTCTAATTCTATCCTTACCCAAGCATTATTCTTTGATACTACTAATGTGCCTTGAGCTTCATCCCACATCAATATTCCATTTTCAGTTGCTTTGGAATCAGCATCCTTGTGCTGTAATGTATTTCTATTAGAGGTTAGATATTTAGTGAGACGTTCTCCCCATATCTTCCAACTACTACCTAATGGTGGTGGAGGTGTTGCTATACTCATCGTCTACCACCTGCTGTTGCTTCAATTCTCATAACCCCTGACCTCCAATTAGTATTTCCTATACCCTGAACCTTCATTCTTACTTGTCTACCACTAAACCTAACATCTGTAGGATTAGACAGAGTGAAAGCACCATGCGTTGTCTCTGCAGCATTTGGATAGAATCTAGATTTAAATGTTACATTGACCTGACCTTGTGTCTGTTCGTCAGGAATCAGATTGGTTACTCGCATGATAGTATCACCATTTCCTAGGCTAATTGGGCCGCTCTCTGCAAAAGGTTTGGTTGCACCTGTATGTGCATAACCTGTCTCGTGGTTGTATAAATCACCATCTGCATCACACCATATAGGATTTTTAAACACACCTATATCAACACCTGCTGTCCTGTCTAGAACACCTACATTCCAATGACCTTCCTTGTAATCCAATGAAATATATCTGTCGTTTTCAAGATTACCTGCACTAGGATAGAACCACCATATCTCTCCATGTTGTGAATTATGGACTGCATAGACCTTGCTTATTTGTGAAGCATTGATGTCATCGAATACATAATCCAATGCTTCACAGGGTAATTCTTTCGCTATTGAACCATCAAATGTGAAGAATCCTTTCTTGCCCATCCAGAATGCACCCTCATCAATAGCGACTGCTCCTCTTCTCGATGCTACACCACATGCAGTTCCCACTCTCTCAAATCCATAGACGAATGGCGGGCCGCTATAGATAGCTACATGTGCATCATTATCTGTCAGGATAAGTGTTTGACCTCTCATTCTTAGTCCACACATGATTTGTCCAGTTGTCTGTAGCTCGAAATCACCTGCTTCGTTTGTAGCCGCAGGTGTCCAAACTGTGTTCGCTTCCTTGTCACACCATGCAACCTTTCTAGGATTACCACCTGCACCGAGGGCGAATACGAATCTCTCTTCAGTCACCACCATTGATTTATTTCCAGTTGGAGCATTAGCGACTATCTGTGCAACCACACCTGTATTGAGTTGCCACTCGTGAATCCTTCCATCCTTAGAAGAACATGCTAGAAGATATTCTCCCCATGTGTCCAATGCCCATGTTGTTGCTTCCTGATAGACTCCTGAACTTGTTGGTTCTCTACCATACTCATCATGTCCATAGAATCCACCACCATAACCTTGATTCAATACACCATTTAGATTACCTGATGTCAGACCTGAAGGTGTAATGTCATAAACTGTGTGTGAGGGATTGATGTATTTGAGTGCATTGTATGTTCCACCTGCTAAATAGGAGTCACTTGAATTGTCCAACCAAGAAATCATAGCTCTTGGTGCATCTGCAAATGCACTTGTCTTTCTTTCTGTCCATCCTCCAACTGGTCTTAATGAACCATCATGCCATCTGACAAGACTTGCATCTCGCCATCTATTGGAAGACTCGAAATCCGTTCCATTTCTATGTATTCCCGGTGGTAATTGTAAAGGTATTAATGCCATATTATGCCGCTATCTCTGTCCATGTATTTGTGTCGTTTACTATTATTTCCCACTTCTCTCTTCCTATTGTAGCAGTTCCTGATGTTACACTTATAGCCGCACCACTTCTTTGTATTCTTTCACAAGTAGCTGTAACTGTAGCTTCAGGGTTTGTAATTGTATGCCCTTGGAAAATTTTCTCTGAGTCTGCAACTAATGATGCAGACGGAGTACACGATGCAATTCCACCTCGTGTAGCATATCCTAATACAGTTATACTCGCAACTGCTGTTGGTACACCTGAACCGAATCTTACTCTATTACAGACTGCGGCTATGGTTGATGTTGCTGTTAAAGTACCTGCACCACTCACCATAAACACACTTGAAGCTGTTATAGAAGCTGCTGCTGATACTGTTGCAGAACCTTTAGCAGTTTTAAAAGCATCTGTGGTTATGGTTGCTTCAGGAGTAGCTGTTGCACTACTCTCTCTAACTCTTGAACCATTACCTGTCGTAGTTACTGTAGTTGTTGATGTACCATTGATTAAAGCTGAACCTTCAGGTACACGTCTAGCACTTGCTGATACATTTGCAACAACTGATGCTGTAGCAGAACCTGTACGTTTTCTAAGACAGGAAGCTGTTACTGTCGATGTCGCTGTTATTACAGTTTGTAAGTCACCTTGTGTATAGGCATTCTCACCATAAGCACCCATACCATACGCAAACTCATCTATGCGTTCTATGATTACAACTTCACCACTACAAGATGATGAAGATGTAACTGTGCCTGTTATTTGTCCTGAACCTACTGCAACTGCCCAACTTACATTGGGTATCGTACAGGTCGCAGTAACTGTTGCTGAAGCATTTATTACTTCACCAACGCTAGAACCATAGGTTCTTAGACCATATTGGGCTTCACTATATTCAAAAGCCATTTATAGTCTCGTATTAGTTAAGTGTTATATCTAGGTCACCTGATGGAACACGAAATACATCACCAGTTTCAATAGTCTTTGATGCTGATAAAGTAGCATAAGCCATTAAGTTACCTGATGAAGAAGCATCATATACACCAACATGAGTAACTGTACCCCAGTTTCCTGTAGCTGTAGGAAATTCAACAGCCGCATTGTTTGAAGTTGTGTTACCTGAAGTTGTAAATGCAACAGTCTGTCTTGCATAAGCATTACCTGACAATTCTGTTACTGAACCTGCTTCACCATCTGCAATGGCAGTAAATAATGCTAAGTATTTTGTAGAAGGTGCTGTGTAAGCCGCCCCTGCAAATACATGGTCTAGTATTTCTGTTTCTAAAAAATTAGTAAAAGACATTATCCTAATCCTCTTATTTTAAGTTTCAACCCTGAACCACTATATCTTGCGAGTTCAGAAGCCTCATTTAATCTAGCTACCGAAGCACTATACATCTGTGCCCAAATAGCTACCCTCTCGTCTTCTGCCAAATACGGTGCTGAGTGTAATAACGCTCCATAGAGGTATACATCAGGTGCTTCGGTCAAAAGCCAATTATCTGCATTACTACTCAGAGATGGAATCTTCTGATAGTAAAGTAATTCAAAATCTGTTGTTGCATCTGGAGTTGGATATAACTGAAACTGTCCATCTGCGTGTGTGTAGTACATTGGTGTACCACTTGTGTCCTCGTCTCCCTGACGCTTGTCTGCCATGGCATCTCTTGATATGAGATTGATTGCTGAAGTTCCACTCCCTGTTATATGTAATCTTATCGTTTCAACCCAATCAGCAGGTATCTGCATGTACTCGTCTGAAGGGTCTTGTTGACCACTTGAACGTGCTTCCATCTTCCAATGACGTACATCTCTGTTGATTTGAGACTCTGCCAAGGTAATAAAGTCAGGTATGACTGACGTTAAATCGTCTCTGTTGAGGAAATCAGCTATCGATGCTTTTAGTTCTGTGTATGTCGTAAGTGCCATTTATCC